TGTATCTATTATATTAGTTATCGTTGCTCTGATGTATATCGGAAAGAAGTGTGTGGACAAATGGGCATCTAAATAGATGTCTATAAGGATGGACATTGAAAATGTTCTGGCTGAATATGTTTCACCCTCTCTTGCCATGCATGGTGGCATAATAGAACTATTAGATTATGATGAAGATTCCAGAAATGTTCATGTAAGATTAAGTGGGTCGTGTGCTGGTTGTTCAGCCAGTACAATTACTCTAAAGATAGGGGTGGAGAATACTCTCTTACACTTCTTTCCTAATGAAGTTAGGAGTATAACACATGAAGAGGGTGATATAACTAACCCATTTTACTAAATCCATTTAAACGAGTTTTAAGGGGGGCTACAGACGTATCATATATGCCCATGTGTCATCGGACATTTTTTTAAATGAAGGCTATTCTACATCCATCCTAGAGCCTTTTTTTCTTCTAAAAAGGGATCTTCAGCAAGGTTTGCTATCATTTCCAGATAATCTAGTCTTTCAAGGATATCTTTCTTAATAAAAGTGTCTTTTATTATAACGGCTCTTAAAGTTTTTCCCAGTTTCAATATATCTTTCTTATCCCAGTGTGGCGTTTTTAAAATTTTAGCATATTTTTTTAAATATCTTTCTTTTAAAATATCTGCTCTATCTCTAATATCAATATATAATATATTATGAAGGGTACTATTACATTCCCTGCAAGCGGGAACAACCGGAACTGGATCATTATAGCTTGAAGATTTTATTCTTTTATGATGTAGTGAGTAAAAAGAATAGGGTATAATATGATCTAAAGTATCTCCATTAAGAGAACCACAATAATAACAAATCATTTCTTTCTACTTATTTTGCTTTATACCTGCATGAAATAGGATCTCATTCTGTATTTCTTCTACTCTATTCTCTAATGTGTTTATTGTTGTATGTATATGTCCAGTATCATGAGGCTGTATCTTCTTCTCCAGTATCCGAATCTCCTTCATAAGAAAGTTCATATGATCCATTTGATTCTTTAACATCCTGTATTTCCTCTTCTTCATTAATTAAATCGGTAGACTCTTTAAAAAGTTTTGTTTGATTAAGAATATTTAAAAACTTTTCTTCTCCAATAATATCAATATTATTTGCTATTTCTCTTTCCAAAGCTTCACGATCTACTTTTATATTATCATCATCAGATGCTCCTCTGATACGAGATAATAATTCAAGTGCTTTAATTGCACTATTTGTATGTCCATGCGTTTTTGCAAAGGTATATTGATTTTCAATTTCCTCCACAACATTTAAATTTGTTTCAAGTTCTTTTTCAAGATCTTCTATTCGTTCAACTATTTCTGGATTTTGAAGAAGTCTATAGCCTTGATTAGCTGCTGAAGAATTTGAATAACCCGCAGCTTTTGCTGCTTCAGTAGCATTTCTGTGTAAGATATAAGATTGTGCAAACTTCTCTTGCTTCTCATTTAACATAATAATTTAATATTCCATTAAGTAATATAACGATTGAAACAGAATTAATAACAATCAATGCATGATCATTCCATAACATTGCAACAATAAACCATCCTGTCAATCCAACAACATCAAAGAATAAATTTAAAGGGTATATGTTATTAGCTGTTAAGGTTATCCCAATAATAAGAATGACCGAAGCTACCCATTTTATATACCAATCTTTTGTTTTTTGCGACAGAGTTTTTTTTATAAAAGCAGTCATATATTATTTTAGACGCTTCATATTGTTTCGTGCCACACCTTTGAACTTCTCTGCACTTCTGGATGCTGACAGGCCAAGCAGGGCTATCGTTAAACTTATGAGTCCTTCAGTGGGAATGAGAGGTAAAGTAAGATCAGAATTTGTTACAGCTATAAGCCATACCGCTATCGGTTGCAGAACGAATTGCCATGCCAAACCAAAACAACATACCCACATGATGCTAGGTCTAGCCCCAGAAACGAAGAGGCTTGGATGCTTCGATTGTTCTATATTGGCTTGTGCTTGAGCAAGATCCAGGGAAATGACCTGTGATTTTAACTCAGCTTCCAGTTTTGTTTTAAGATCTTTGTCCTCAACAAACTTGTCAAGGACTTTGCCAGCTACCCCGATGACTGATTCGGCAATTCCAAACATGCTGTTCTCTCCTTATCCTTTAATTCAATGATACGAGGATACTGATCTATTCTAAATCCTCTTGTTAGAAATTCATCTGTCTTTGCATCTATTGTATCAGCAAACACATATATAACTAATTTGGGAAACTGTCTACTTCTATGTGCAAGAAACTGTAACCAATCATCAGGACTAAAGACAGATACGTGTACATTAGTACCATCTTTAAACGTCTTTATAGCTTCAAAGCAAGCTACATTTAGAAAGACCATCTTCCTTGCATACGAAAATATTTCATCTACAACCCATCCCAGATCTGTCTCTGGTATATGTTCCAGAACATCAGTACATATTACAGCGTCCTTCTTGTGGACAGGTAGCTTTGCGTGTTCCTCATAGGCGGGATCAAAGAGTTGATACTCATCAAGATTCCAGTACTCAGGGAGGGGCCTGTCAATCTCATCAGTTATCTCAGAGAAGTCTTCCGTATAGAGTTGACCTTTTCCTGAACCATAGTCTAGTAAAGTTTTACATTTATTACGATATAAATACTCTTGGATTATCTCCACAAATTTAAGAAGACTTCTACCATTGAACATCCCCTTACCCATAAGATGAAACTGTTCATATTCTTTTAAATATGAAACATATTTTATGGAAGGACCGTGCCTACTCGTATAAGGATCTATTTCAATCATCGTAATACCCATCAAAAGCTTTACGCTGCTCCTGTTGTTCTTTTATTGTCCATAGATCAGCTACCATTGTGTTTTCTCCATGATAGGTTAGAACTCCATCAAGACCAGGATCACTAAAGATCTTCTCACAATCCTGTGCCATTGCCAGAAGTTCACCCGTAGTCCAGTATGACTTGTCCTTGACACTTACTTCAATGTACTTTGGTTTGGGTGTTTCACCACCATCTATATCACCTGTTGTTTCTGTTTTCTCCTCATCAGTTGGTTCATCCCTGCAACAATCAAAACCAAAAAGATGTATATTCCTAAAGCCCATTGTATGTAACATACCTATGCTTCGCATGGCTGCACACGTACCACCTGTAATTAAGGTAGCACCTTTAGGTATACCCAACTCTTCGTTAAGAACTACCTGTTGATTTTGTATTGCCTGTCCTTGTTGCTCATCTGCCCTTAATGAATCGGTAAAGGCATGCCATCCCCACATCCTTGCATCTTTATCCTTTAGAAAATTAGTTACTGTGGGATCAGTCATGGATGCTATAAAGAAGTTTGTCTTGGGGTGTAAGTTTTCAAACAAATCTTTTCTTACAATATTGTGTGTACTCTTCCCTGTTATGGGACGAGGATCAAGGACAATACAACCCCAGGGAAATATATCATGCTCCATAAGATGTGGATAAGCATGTTTAACACCAAGTACTTTACTATTGGGATGTTCATCTACAAATTCTTTTAGTTTTTTATAGTCCAGATAAGGACCACCAGAAACTATAATACCCATTTCGTTATGGGGAACATGCTTTTGTATCCATTTATCCTTACCAAGAAGTTTCATGTTTGCTTGGATGTTAGATTTAATATAATCTTTTGGTACACAATCTCTGGGGTGTACTACTATAGGCACACGTTTAAGATCTTCAGGAACATCATCTAGTTTTGGATCATGAAGAAAGACTGCCAAATGTGTGTGACCACCAACAGCTACCTTATCTCCAGAAGGTAATAAATACTTTCTTGTGGTTGACTTCTCATCAAAGTTAGTCCAACCATCCTCTGTTGTTTCCTGTGCATCTACTTTTTTTGTGATAACACTATCAAAGACTTCCTTAACACCTTGATAGTGTTCTTCGGCTATCTTGTCATCTTCATCCTTGGTAAAGTAATGATCAGCCACAAGAATTGGAATACCTTTTAGCATTTCATATTCATGTTTAGTTGTTGGAATGCTGTTACCACTTCCCATTAAAGCTAGATCAACATCTAAAAATATAGGCCAGTGTTCTTTCTTTAAGGTATTACGCACATTACCCTTATGAAGTTTATAGGTAAATTCTTTTTGTCTTTCTGTTTTAATATGTTCTTTAAATTCATCCAGCCTTTTAATAACAGCCGCTTCTGTGTTGTGAGGCTTGGCATTAAACTCTTCCATATCTGTTTGAGTTGTAGCATCCTCAAACAAATCATAGCCTATGTAATGTACCTCATCACTGTTCTCAAAGGCAGCAAGAGACATTTCAATGGCACGACCACCATTCCAAGTTCCTGTTTCAAGGATTGTTTTGGGTTTATAAAAGCGGATCATATCAGCTAATTGTTTATATCTATTCGGTAATATGTCTGGAGATGTATCCGTTTCTGACAATGGAATTATCCTTTTGCCTGAACCATCTCTCATAGCATAGACATCCTTATCTTTCAAACTTACTAATAAGGATGTTATCTTATCTATCTCAGTGATGTTCATACCATGAGCATTGTAGATTGTAGCCAACCTATTTAATACAAAAGAACCAGACCATTCTCTATAGTTCATGAATTCTCCAGAAATATAAGCACCTCTCCAATCTCCCAGAAGATCAACAGGAGTTTGTCTGCCTATATTAAATCCCATGAAGTAGTCACTCTCAGGAATAAAAACAAAATCAGTATTACTTTTTCCATTAGGAAAGATAGTATCAAGAGAAGACTTTCTAATATCTTTTAGAGTTATTGAAAGAGGGTCTACCCAAATAATCCAACCACCCTCATGATTGAAAGCACACTCACTAATAGAGAAAACTTTAGGGGCTGCACTCAGAGCATCAAGCATCTCTGTGTATGCTATGGTTTTATCTTCAGTACCATCATGTACTTTGTTATCTTCCACAAACTTTTTATATTCAGATATGGATTCAAGATTGTGGTACTTTATATTCTTTGCTTTAGGTAAGGAATAATTCTTTATATCAAGATTATAATAATAACAATGGAACTCTATATTAGGTTGCCAGTTACTTTTGAATTGCTCCAATAATTTATTTGTATTTTGTTTAAGCTTTGTTTCATCAAAGCAGGTGACTATTCTATACTTCATAAGGTTTTATCTTTCCATGTCCTGCAAGATAAGTATAATCTCCATTCCATTCGGCAGCATACATCCCATCAATAGGACGTTTACATTGCCAATCCTTAAACCAGGGACCACCTGTTGTGAAGTGTACGTTCTTTGCTTTTAGTTCTGGATTAGAGTGACCATCAAGCCAATTCCATTCTTCATCTATTGTTCCTATGTCAGAATCTTTCTCAGGCAACCATTCAAAGCCATGCAGCCAAGATCCAGGCTGGTGATTAACATCATGTACTGTAAGACTCTTGTTAAGTTCGTGTCCACAGTTCCACAACATCAGGCTTGACCAGTTTTTTCTACGATAGTTTGTCTGACTACGACCATCCATTTTTTTACTATCACCAGGAGTATAGTCATGTTTAACACAATAGAGTGGATAATAATCCATATTATATTCTTCAAACAATTCATTAATATCTGTTCTGAGATACATATCACAGTCCATGTATAAGGCCCATCCCTGATACATATTCAATGCTGGTACAAGAAATCTTGTAAAACTAAATTCAGTTGAGAACGGACGACCATCAATCTGGTCTATGTTTTGCCCATCAACAATATCATATTTTCTATTGTAGATGCCCATTCTTTCAACAACATCACGCCTAATAGGAACAATACGTACATTGTCTACGGCTATTCTTTCTATTGTAAACTTTAAAACCTCATAGGCTACATCTTCTCTAGGATCATAACCTATGTAAACTGTATTAGGTTGTTTTTTCATGTTGTCCTCTGCGCTACTGTTTTAGCCGCCTTGCTTACAGTCATCCCCTCATTCACAAGCTTTACAATTTTATTTAAAGTTCTATTATCTGTTGGTAGATTATTTCTTTCTGCTGCTCTGTAAAAAACACCACCATCTATTTTAGCTGCTCTTGTTTTTTTCACTATATATCTCCTGTGTTAGTATGAAAAGGGGGAGCTAATACGCACTCCCCCTAATGTACTTATAAATTATAGAACTTGGGTTTCTTTTCTTCTGGTATGAGTTGTTCTAACTTAACTGATAACATACCATTTTCAAGAGACACATTTTCCACAACTACATTATCTGCAAGATGAAAAACTTTCTCAAAGGATCTATGAGCAATTCCTTTGTGAACAACTTTTTCTTCATCATCTGTTTGCATCTTTTTTTTACCACTAATAATAAGCTTACCAGCCTCTGTTTTAATTACTAACTCCTCTTTATTAAATCCGGCAACTGCTAACTCTACTCTATACTTTCCTACCTCATCTTTAATAAGATTATGTGGTGGATAACCAGACATAACAGAGTTTGGATAAGGTGCATTATCAACCACCCTTAACATTTCTCTAAACAATCTATCATGTCCGATAGCCCAATTAGAGAAGTTTGAAAAAAATGGATGATTACTCGTTAAAGATGCATGTACGTTCATATCATTCTCCTTTCTAAGCAAGTTGATATTTTGTGGCCCACTATTGGCACCATATATTTATTATAATAGTTGTTTTATTATTTGTCAAGAGTCGTTTTAAATTCCACATACTCCTCCTGTTCCACTGATATCACATATATCATGTGCTTGTATGTTATCTTCAAATTCTTCTCCTAATTTTTCCATTGCTTCATTATATAAAACGGGAGTTAAAGGTTGTCCTCCTCGACATCCATCAGGGAAACAAGTAAAGCCTCGTAATCTGTGAGCATACTTGGCTAAAGTTTGAGCAAAGTCCTCAACCATATCTTCATTATTGTTTTCTGTTCCCCAGGAAGGAAGATTGATAGTACTGGATATAGACATATCCACATACTCTTGTACATTAGCTTGAAAGTTTAATCTACGTTCATAATCTTTTGAAAGATCCAATGCCGATTCAATTTGATTTGGTTTAATATCATATAAATCAATCATTTCTTGTGCTGCACTATCAACTACATATTGATAATGCCATCTTTTATTTTTTAGATACCTTCTTTTATAGGCCACGGCAAAGATAGGTTCAATTCCAGTGGAAGTTCCTCCCAATATTCCAATGGTTCCTGTTGGTGCAATTGCTCTGACTGCCACTGGTTTTGAAATTGATAGTATGGTTGAAAAATCTCTGGCTGTTTTATCTGATTCTGCTTCGTATACTTTAAGCCAGCGGTGCAATTCAGGAGTTGTTTCATACCTACCTCCACGTTGTATGAGCCATTCATGAAGTCCCATGATTCCCAATCCCAAACGTCTATTTTTTTCTCTAACATTATATACTTTTTCATAGGGGAGTTGTGCTTTAAGTGTTCCACACAATAGAAACTTTGTTGCAAGTTTAACGACTTCCCGCAACTGGTTAAGGTCATCAATCCTAGCAAAATTAAGACTCCCCAAATTACATACATCACTATCATCTTCTGATGTAACTTCGGTGCAAGCGTTTCGCAATGTTTCATTTTCTTTTTCAAAGAAGTTGAATGAGAATCCTGGTTCAGCAGTTCTAAGAGCCTGACGTATATTAGTCCTAAAGACATTTCCTATTTCTCCTGTCTCCCAATAGTTAAGTAACCATTCTGTATCATAATTAACTGATATATTTGTCATGTCTAATGGTGCGGGAAAGTTAAAGTCATCTTGTTTAACATCAAAAATAGTTTTATCTGTACCTGCAATAGGCATATCAAACCAATTTTTTGCCACAAGAAACTTATCTATATCTGGATGTTTTAAATTTAAACTAGCATAAATAGCTGATCTTCGAGAACCCCCTTGCATAACATGCCGACCAATTTCATTTATCATTTGCATCTTTGGTATGGGACCACTACTAATGCCGCCTGTTCCTTTTAAAGTTTGACCTTCTTGACGATAGACAGAATAATCAGTACCAATACCACCCCCTGTCATAAGACAGGATTCAGCTTTCCAACTTAATGTTGCCCAATCTTCTCTTGTATCTGCTTCTGCTTTTAAAAGATAACAATTGTTAAAGAATTTCTTTTCTCTTCCAGCATAATAAAGATATCTTCCTCCTGGAATAAATCTTAAATTAGATATATGATCTATTAATTCTTCTTTTGCATCTTTTGTTAAATGATCTTGGCATACATCATTAACTAATGTACAAGCAAGCTCATGAAAAGTTTCTGCTCCTTCATGTGAATATTTTGTATTAAAAATATCTTCACTGAATTTTGATCGAAACTGTGGATTTCGATTTGATTTAAACATTTTGTTCCCCTTCTAGTATTTTATTTATAATTAAGTTCAAGTATTAGTTGAGCATAGTGAATAGCTTTTTCAATATCTTTTTTGCCTTCTCCTTTTGTTCTATGTCTGGTAACATACTTGATAATATTTCCTTCAAAGTAATCCAGATCATTGGCATGAATATATTCTACTGGTTGTATACCACAATCTTTATAATGCTGTCCTCCTATTTGTTTTTTTAATGCGTGTTCTTCCTGATATCTTCTAAGTACATAGTCATCGAATCTTTCATTTTGTTTAGGTAAAGAATTTTGTAATTCTTTTTTCGACATTATTATCATCTCCTGCATTGATAACATCGTAAGCAAATTGCCTGACAAATGTTGGTTTTAAATCTGCGTTATCACACACTTCCTCAAAATCTTTACACACTGTACCACTCGTAGTAAAAAACCATGAATGTGCTGCCTCACTATGAAGGGACACACTCGTATCAGTTATTGATGTATTTAATTTTTTTAAGTCCATTAATGCTTGAAAGATTACGGACACATAAAGAGATTTAAACTTATCTTTTAATGAGTCGTCTTCCATGTTTTTCCTACTTTATAATCACAATCTAATTCACATTTCATATGTAGCATTTTTGTTGTCTCCTTCATAGCTTGTTTAGTTATAGTACAAAATTTATTAATATGTTTATTAAGAACTTCAAATTGATATTCATCATGAACTGATGCCACTAATCGAACATCAAGGTTTGCTCGTTTAGTCATAAGCATCATATAAATTAACCATTGTTTACAAACAATTGCTCCTGCTCCTTGAATTAAAGTATTAAGTGCTGAATGTGTTGATCTAACTTTTAAAAATCTACCATCAAGTCCTTCAATCCATCCTCCTTCTGCTTCTTTGAATATTTTGTCACGAAGTTCTTCAAGTGCTGGAAGTTTTTTAAGAAAATTATTAATTAGTTTATAACCATACTCAGCATTCCCTCCAACAACTTTACCTATCTTAGCTGGTCCTGCACCATAAAGAAAGGCATAGATAAAAGTCTTTGCCTGATCTCTTGTTTCTAAACCTGCTGCCTTTTGATTTGCTGTATGTATATCTCCAGTTAAAACTTCATCAATAAAGTTTTTATCTTTCATATAATGTGCAAGACATCTTAATTCTAAACCTGAAGCATCTGTTCCAACTAAAGAATATGTATCAGAGTTTGAGACTGTCCATAAATCTCTGCATTCTTTTCCATATGGAGAATATGTAGCAGGAACTTGTGCCATATTAGGGCTATGGTGTGCCATACGTCCCGTAACAGTCTTTAAAGTTAAAACTCTTCCTCGTACTCTATTATCTTCATCACACTCTTTGATCCAGGATTTTAATAGTCCTGTTCTTTTTTGTAATAAAAAATATCTACTGAACATTTCAGCATAAGGTTTTATTTCTGGTTCTTTAATTTCAGATAAAGTTTTTTCATTAATAATTATATTTTGTTTTTCAGTATAGTGTGTGGGTTTCCATCCTTTCTCTTGAAGTCTTTCAGCTATTTGTTTTCTACTAGCAATGTTAAAGGGAATATATTTAGTTTTAGTTTTTAATTTTACTACTGTTGGTTCAAAAGTTTCTTCGGCTTTTCTTTGTAGTTCCTGTTCTTCTTGTTCAAGTTTTGCTAAAAAGATTATTGCTTCTTTTATATTAAAAGCAAATCCATTCTTTTGTTGTTTATCTATTATTGCTCGTATCTTATGTTCAAGTGCTAAAGATTTTTCTGAAAACTTTTCACCTTCTTCATCCAACTTATGTGCAACTTTCCATGTAAGTTCCGTATCACGGACACAATATTGCAGCATGTCTTCATTGTATTCTTTATAGTCATTAAGTTCTCCTTTAGGAAAGTTTAATTTTTCACCCCACTTTTCTAAACTATGCCCTCCCTCTCTAAGAGGATCATAGAGTTGTGATTCGATTAAGGTATCTCTAACTGAATTTAACTGTATTCCACAACCAAGAATACGATTAAGAATTGGAGCATCAAATGATACTCCGTTGTGCATAATAAATTGGCTTACATTTTTTGACCACTTAACAAAATCTTTACATTCTTCTTGTCTCCATGTTTTTATTTCTCCTGTGTTGTAATCTTTTGAAACAATACAATGGATTACTTTTGCTTTCAATCCATCTGTTTCAATATCTATAACAGCTTTTATTCCATCTTGACCAGCGTTGCATCTTTTGTTTTGATGTGATAAAATAATTCACCTTCCTTCATTTTCCTATTTGGCGTTTCTCTTACACTACTATTAGCAACTACTTCGCCTGGGATATGCCAAGCTTGTTTACAATCTTTTCTAAAAACAACAAAAGTTAAGTTATCATAAATGAACTGACTCGTCCATCGATCAATGAGTTTTGATTTCCTGTAAGGAATTCTAATCTCTTTCCAGGAGGGAGGCCAATCCCCCCTCCATCCATATTTTATTTCAACTTCGTAAAAATGTTTGATAGGAGCATCAAGATCTGTTTCTAATTTATTACAAACAATATCAAAGGACATAGTTTCTTTTTGATTTATGTTTATAAAGTTATTTTTATCTAGCCAATTTATCATAGCTTCTTTAGCTATGGGATCAGACTTTTGATAAAGATCATAGTCAAAGGGTTTCGTTGTACTCATCATCATCCCAATCAGTTGCGGAATTTACTTCAGTCATCCTACCTGTGTCGCTATCATAATGCAAGTAAGTTGAAATACCTGTGTCACCTGTGTATCTATTCTTTAGTATTCTAAGAGTTGTTGTGTTAGCTTCAAAATCATTATCGGCTTGTTGATTTCTTTCCAGAGCTATAACGCTATCTGATAGATGTGCTATTGAAGCTGATCCTCTTAGATGTGAGAGTGATACTTCACGACCATCCTCATGTCCACGATCACCCATTGGTCTTCTTAAATGACTTACTAATAATAAACCAATTCCTGTTTCTTCCACAAGACTTCTTAACTTAGTCATTAAAATATCAATGGACTTTCTTTCATCGCCATTGTCTTCCTGACCTGATACAAGGATTGATAAATGATCCAGAAAAATCCAACGACAATCAAGTGCCTTTGCCATGTATCGAACTTTATCTAATATTTCATTGTTATCTATGCTGCCAAAGTGATCATAAGCATAGAAGCG